CCAGCAGCCGCCGCTCCGCATCGATCCGACACAACAGCTTGCCACTCGCCGACCGTACATCCTGCCATTGTCCCATCATCGCAACCTCCGATCCGGCAATCACCCAATCAACCAGTCAACCCTGTCATGCTGAGGTCCGCCGAAGCACACTTGCACCGCACTGCAAGTGCAGGTGTCCCCCATCACTTCGCCTTCCGCTTCCACGTCGCCGTGCTCGCCGCCGCAAACGTGCCGATCACCGCCCAGATCGCCGCCAGCCCCAGCAGCTCCCACGGCCCGATCTCCGGCCAGCGCAGCAACAACACCACCCACGGCGCCAGCGCCACACTCACAAAGCACACCAACGCCACCACATTCCCAACCGACCAATACCTGACTTCCATGACCTGATCTCCTTGTCTACCAGTTTACCAATTTCCCAATCTACCAATCTACCAACCTACACAAAAATCCCACTCCCCCCCGCATACCGCCGCCCCACCTGGGCCAGCGCGTACGCGTCCGCCCGGTCGTCGTGCTCACCCTCCGGCGCGCGCAACGTCGAGCCGTTGATGCTCGCCAACTGCGTCCACGTGTCGAACGAGTGCAGGATCGTCGCCTGATCCCGGAATGCATCTGCCGTCTCGTTGTACAGCAGCGCCTTGCCCTGGCTGGTCGAGTGCCAGCCCTCCCGGCCGTCGAAGCCGCTGACCCGCTGCAGGCCGCTGTGATCCCGCAGCCACAGCAGCACCGCATGGCCGTGATTGTTGCGTTCCACCATCAGCGCCGCATGGTTGTACCAGCGCCCGATCCGATCCGCATACCCGGCCAGCACGCTCGGCTCAAACTTGCCCGCCAGGCTGGCCACCTCCTCCCCCGTCGCCGCCTCCAGCACACACAGCGCGCTGTCGTCGCTCGTCGGGTTGCCCTCGGCCGGGTCCGCCCCGATCACGTAGCGCAGCCCCTCCGCCGGCAGCCGGTACACCACCAGCCCCGGGATCGCTGGCGCGCCCGCCGGCAGGTCGGCCAGTGGCTCCAGCTCCTCGTAGCACTGCTCCAGCCAGGCCGCAGCAATCCGCTTGTCCAGCGACCTGGGCGCCAGCGCCTGGCCATCCGTCGCCGGGTATTGCTCGTGCAGGTCGTCCTCGCTGCCCGTGCGGCTCACAATGTCCACCCGCTGCGCCTCATACCAGGCCGCGTCGCGCGCCGGCCGCACATTCCACGGCAGAAACACCGGCGCCCAGCCGTTCAGCCCCTTCCTCGCCGCGCGGTAGATCGCCTTGAACTCGCTGTTCGGCCGGCTCTTATCCGACCGGCTCAGCAGCACCATCCGCCCCCCGCCATCGATGGTCGGCTTCACCGCCCGCATCAGGCTGTTCAGGTTCGGCGCCAGGTCCGCCTCGTCCACAATCGCCAGCGTCGCCGTGTAGCTATCGCCGGCCGTCGTCGGAAACGCCCGCGCGATGGAGCCGTTGCTGAACATCAGCTCGTGCTTGTTGTCACTCACCACCCCGTGCCCGCTCTGCACGTGCTCCGGCAGCCGCCGCCACATCCCCCCCAGCCGCTCGTCGCCGAGGAGGTACATCGCCTCGTCGTCCCGCTTGCTGAAGAGCAGCACCGTCGCCGCCGGCCTGAACAGCATCAGCCACAGCGCATAGCTCAGCACCAGCCAGGTCAGCCCGAGCTGGCGCGCCTTCAAAATCACCGTCAGCCGGTGCTCGTGCATCACCCGCAGCGTATCCCGCTGCGCCGGCCACAGCGCGAACGGCAGCCAAACCCGCTCCGTCGCGTCGTAGATCTGGCAATGCCGCTCCACAAACAGCCCCGGCGAGAAGAAACACTCATCCACGTCCCGCAGCTCCGCGTCAGTCACGCCCCACTCCCCCGTCCGCATCGTCCAACTCGTCAGACCGGTCCAACCCGTCCGCCCACTCCCAGCCGCTAACATCCATGCCCCGCTCGACCAGCCTCACCCAGTAACAGCCAGGGAGCACGTTATAAGTAAAGCGCCTGCGGAAATCCTCGACGTGCAGCTTGCCGACCTTGCCGTCGTGCGGAACCGTGCATGGCGGGTTAAGCTCCATGAACACAACGTCGTCACCATCGCGCCTGACCACGACGACATAGAACGCATACATCTCCGTGAACCTATCCCCTGGCTGAGGATCAGCCATCGCCGCCGCAGTCGCGTCTTTGTCGTTGTCGGGAAAGTAGATACTCATTGCTCCTCTGCCTCCAGCGCCCTCTGCATCGCCGCAATCCGCTCCGCCGCCGTCACCGTCGCCACCTGCACCTCGCCCCCCAGGATCACCCCGGCCTTCGGCGAGTACTGCCCCGTCAGCTCCAGGAACAGCCGCCGATCCTGGAACGTCTTCGGGTCCGGCGTGCTGGCCAGCGTCGCCAGCGCCTGGTACACACTCGCCACGTGCTCCATCAGCAGCAGCCGCGGCAACTCACTGATCCGCCGCTCGATCTCCGGGTCCCGATAGCGCCACTCCCGCATCGTCGAGGTGGCCACCCCCAGCCGCCTGGCCAGTCCCCCCAGCGTCTTCGGGTCTCGCGCCTCCTTCGGCGTGCAGCACCAGGCGATGTACAGCGCCCGCCGCCAATCCCAGCGTCGCTTCCCCTCCTCGTCCCGCTCATCCAGCAGCGCGTCGTACAGCTCCATCCACGTGGGCGGCGCCACATCCTGGGCCTGCAACCCCGCCAGGTGCTTATCCAGTTCCCGCTTCTTTAGCCGGCTCACATCCTGGCCAGGCGCTGCCGGCGGCGCCGTAAACCCCCGCGGGCCCTCAAGCGGCTCGGGCCGGTCTCCTGACCGTGCCCGCTCCTCCAATCGGTCGATCAGGCCAATCACCCGCACCAGCTCACGCCGCGCAGAAGCATCCCCCGCCTCGGCGTCCCGATGCAGTCCCAGTAGTTGCCCCTTCAGCAGTTGCAGGTTCAGATTTTCAGCCATGAAAGGTTAGCCATAATGACACTTATTGACCACCCACCAGCACCGGCGTCTTGCCCGTCATCGTCGCCCACCGCTCCAGCGCCACCGCCACATACCCCGGCTCGATCTCCACGCACCGCGCCCGCCGCCCCAGCCGCTCGCAGGCAATCAGCGTCGTGCCGGAGCCAAGGAAGGGATCGACCACGATCTCACCCGGCTTTGTCATAGACAGCGACCACTCACCGACTTCCACCGGCTTCTGCGTTAAGTGCTGTTTGTCCTTCAGCACAACAGGCAATCGGCACACACCCGGATAAGATGGCGTCCCATCGTTCAGCGGCAAGCTGCCAGCACTGCCCCAGACCACATATTCGCACTGAGGCTTGAAGCGACCATACAACGGCCGCGCAGCTTCCGTCTTGTCCCAAACTGCAACGCCACGCCATAGCCATCCCGCAGACTGAACAGCGTCAGTCAGCGCAGGTAATTGCCTCCAGTCGATGAATAGTGCGAACACTGCCCCCGGCCTCGCATGTTGCAAAAACAATGATAACCACAAGTGGCACCACGTGATCCAGGAGCGTTGATCCTTGTTGTCACCGGCAAAGTCGAGATACTGAACCTGAACTTCGTCATTTCTGAACTGGTACTTGTCCCTGGTCGATGCTTGGCGATCACCGCGCGTAAAACCGCCGCTGCTGTAAGGGGGGTCAGTAACCACACCGCCAAGCTTCTCCCCGCCCATCACCCGCGCCACTACCTCACGATCCGTGCAATCGCCGCAGATCAGCCGATGCTCGCCAAGCTGCCACAGTTGCCCCGTGGCCGTCCCCCACTTGGCTTGCAACTCCGCAGCCTTGTCCACCTGCGCCCCTGGATCGTCGCCGGCCGGCTGCTCCAGCGTCGCCAGCAACTCCCGCAGCCGCTCCTCCGACCCCGCCGCCAACGCCGCCAGCTCCCGATCCACATCCGCCAGGCTCGCCGCCAACGCAGCCAGCGCCGCCTCGTCCGGGTCTCCCAGCCGCGCCAGCTCGTTGTCAGCCGCCACGAACGCCAGCGCTTGCGCCTCCGTCCACTCCTCGCTCATATCGCTGGCCAGCAGCGTCTCCCAGCCTAGCCGCTTCGCCGCCTCAGCCAGCCCGTGGCCCGCAATAATCAACCCGCGCCAGATCACAATCGCCTTCGGCTGCCCGAACGTCTCCAGGCTCTGCGCCAGCCGCCCGACCTGCGCCTCGCTGTGTCGATTGTAGTTCTGCGGATGCGGCCGCAACTCCGCCAGCCGCGCGTCGATCAGTCGTCCAGTCATCTAGTCACCGCCTTGCGCTGGGCCAGCCACACCGGCCGCACCCGCTCACCCCGCCGCAGCTTCGGCAGCCGGCCCCCGTGCCCCCGTCGCCGCTCCCGCTCCCCGTCATGATAGTCCATCCCGTTGGCCAACGTCAGAAATCGCCAACCTGACCAGCTCATCTTTTCCATCGCCGCCACCGCGCCGGCGATAGCCTCGCTCAACGTCTTGAAACTTTCGCTGAACTGGGTCACCGCGACCGCCGATCTCGCAAAACTTTCCAGCGTGTCTGCCTGCATGGCGATGACAGCCTCCCGAAAAACCGCCAACTGCTCATCGCTCAGCCGCAGCGGCTCCATACTTATCGCCGGCGCCGCCACCTCGCGCGGCCCCGGTATACGATACTTCGTAGACAGAGCCAGCCGTTCAAGCAACATGCTTCACCTCCATCGGACAAAACTGATTTTGCCATCAACCTTCTGGTACTCCGCCGTCACCACCGGGCACGGATCGCCGGCCTTCGCATCCGGTACCTCCGCCCCCTCGATGACCAGCCGGATCGTCCGCGGCAGCGGTGCCCACGTCGCCTGCACCACGTCCGTATCACCTGGCAGCATGAGCACATCCGCCAGAAGCTCACAACTCACGTCAAGCATCGCTTTGCCCACGCTTCACCTCCAAAAATCGCCAAAATCGCCAAAATCGCACCTAACCTTTCCGCGCCACTCCGCCGCAGCCGCTTGCGCGCTGTGGCTATGCGCAAAGCCAGCGAGAGGACTTGAACCTCCAACCTGCCGCTTACGAAGCGGCCGCTCTACCCGTTGAGCTACGCCGGCGCCATTCGTCCGACCCGTCCTACCTCGTCCAACACGTCCAACTCCTAACCCTCCACCAGCTCCAAATACTCCACATACACCCACCCCTTCACCACCCCCGGCTGCCGCCCGTACACATCCGCCGCCCCTTGCGCCTCAAACCTCCCCGCCGGCAGCAACACCGCATCCACCCCACTCTCCGCCACCCCCAGGCTGTCCGAGTACACCGTCCGCCCATCCGTCCCCAGCCAGCCAAACACATACCCCTCCCCATACCCCGCCTGGTTCGTCGCCCCCGTCACATGCACAATCGTCCGCGGCCGCAGACTCGCCCCAATCGCCGCTGAGCCGTCGCCCGCCACCCGCAAGTTCAGCGACCGCTCCGTAATCACCCGGTACTGTCGTGTCAATTCAGCCAATACCGTACCCTCCTCGTCGGAGCCGTGGCCACCATCTCGCCCTCCGGCCCCGCCAGCACCATCACCGGCGTATTCCGCTCCATCTCCACCCGCGCCTCCACCGCATCCGCCGCCATGCGCAGCGCCGCCTGCGCGTGCCGCAGCGTCTCCACACGTTCGCGCGCAAACCACAACGCCAGCGCATTCGCCACCACCGCCCAAACCGCCAACACCACAGCCATCCACAACGGCACCATGATCACCTCCGAACCGTCCAACAGTGTCCACAACCCGTCCGACCACAACCTACTCGCCGCGCGCCCGCCAGCTCTCCACAAACGTCCCAGGGCACACCCAGCGCCCCGTCCGCTCGCCCAAGTGCGCGGCCAGCCTCTCAGCATCGCCCGGGCCCAGCAGGAACAGCGCGCCGTCAGTCGGGTCTGGCCATCTCGACCACCACAGCGCCGCCGCCAGGTCAGCAGGCCCCGGCTCAGCGTCGCCATACCACACATCGTTCCGCTGCGCCACGTGCGCCACCGCCAGCTTCGCCTCGAAGTCGCATCCCGGCGTCTCCCCGGCGATCACCCTGGCCAGCGCCAGCGCCTCCAGCAGCGCAAACAGCGCCATAACAGTTCTTATGCTCATCCTTTTGCTCACGCCCCGCCAGGGCTAGAGCCATCCACGGCGCCCGCTCCTACCGTCCAACTCGTCCAATCCCGTCCGATCCGTCCGACAACCCTACGCCGCAAACAGCCACCTGGGAGATCCCAGACTTCACCCTGGCGGAGCGATATCGCCAACCTCCTGCAACCGCTCGATCAGCCACAGCCGCGCTGCCGGCAGCACCTCGATCCATGCCTGATGATGGCCCCGGCCAGGCTGGTGGATCAGCACCCGGCCATCCGGCGTGCGCCACACCTCCAGCCCGGCCGCGCCGTCTAGTGCTCCGACAAAACCGCCAACTGATCGCACGCCGATGTCGCCAGCTCCATCCATGACCACAGCCACTCCAGGTCCAGCGGCAGCCGCGTCTCAACCCGTTTGCCGCCGAACGCCCGCTCGATCACCAGCGCATCGCCCGACCGGTACGCCCGGCCCTCTTCATCCTGCGCCAGCAGCAGCGCGCCCAGCGGCAAGCGCTCCCGCTTGCTCGCACTCACAGCGTAAACCTCCGGCGCACCACCTGGTTGACGATTGACACGCTGCGGTCAGCCGCCAGGCCGATCAACACCGCCTCCCACCAGGTCGAGATCGCAACCCCGGCCGCGCGTGCACCAACCAGCACCACAGCGCCGATCACCAGCGCAGCCAGCACCATCCGCACCCCCGGCCAGATCCGCACGAAAAGCTCCTGCGTCGTCATCCGTCCCGCCGCGCGCACCGCAGCCTCAGCCGGCCACAGCGCCGTCACCGCGAACGGCAGCACACTCGACAACAGCACACCCACAGCCACCCACACAAACGCCGCCCAGTCCGCCATACCACACCTCCGATTCGTCCAACCCGTCCGAGATGTCCAACGACACCCGGCCCAGGAAAAACAAAAGGCCCCTGTTTTTGCCATAGCAAACACAGGAGCCCCTCGCCGCGTTGTGGGTCTCACGACCCGTTTTCACAGCCCCATTGTAAAACCGTTTTCCCTCCCTGTCAAGTTGGTTTTCCCCCTCACCTGATCCGCCACCCATCCACCGGCGAGGCCGACTTCGCCGCCCGCTCGATGTCCACCTCAGCCAGCCGCACATAGATCAGCACCGTCTCCAATTTCTCATGGCCTAGCATCCGTTGCAACTCCAGCGGGTTCCCCCCGTTCCTCAGGAACCAGATCGCGAACGTATGCCTGAAGCGATGCGGATGCACCCCCTCCACCCCGGCCCGATCCCCGATTCGTTGCACCAGGTGCAGCAGCCCTGCCCGTTCCAGCGCCGTCCCTTGCCGCGTCGCAAACAGCGGCGAGGTCTTCACCGTTTCCCGCGTCGCCAGATAGCGCCACACCGCCAGCCGGCTCGTGTCCCCCAGAAACACCGTCCGCTCCTTGTCTCCCTTGCCGTGCAGCACCCGCATCCGGCCCCGCCTCTCGTCATAGTCCGCCAGCCGCAGCGCCGTCAGCTCGCTGGCCCGCAGCCCCGTATCCAGCAACGCCAGCAAGATCGCCCGATCCCGCAGCGCCGTCGGCCGCTTCGCCGCCACATTCCGCTTCCACGTCCGGTCGTAAGGCTCCATCTGGTCGCACGCCCGCAGCAGCCGCCCGACCTCCTCCTGGGTGAACGGCTCGATCACCGGCCGGCGCCAGCGAGGCCGCTTCACCCCTCGCACCACGTGCGTCGATCCCAGCGCCCCCTCCGCCCACGTCCACAGCGCCGACAGCCCCGTATGCGCATTCAGCAATGACTTCGGCCCCAGCCCCTGCTCAGCCAGGCCATTCAGCAGCCGCTGCACATCCTCCGCCGTGATCCTGTCGAAAGCGCACTCCGGCCCCAGCAGATCCACCAGCCGCCGGAACGTAATCCCATAATCCGCCTGCGTTGCCCGCGACAACTCCCGTCGCCGCGCCAGCCAAAAGCCATCGATAGCCCGATCCAGCCGCATAGCGCACCTCCGATCCATCCATGCGCGCCCACATCCCGCCGCCACGGCGTGACATAAGCCCCAAAGGCTGGCGATAATACTACCAGCCCCGTAAAACCAGCGTTCCCCTACCGGATGTGGTAGAGGAACGTTGAGCATAATATTTTCCAGTCGGGGCGAGAGGATTTGAACCTCCGACCTCATGGTCCCAAACCATGCGCGCCCAGGTTCCGCTCTCCGGTCGCATGGCCGGCCACACCGCCATCCATGCTACCTCACACCGCGACCACCATCCTGCAACCATCCCTCAGCCACCTGAACAAAACCTGCGCGATAACCCCGAATGCCTGGGGATAATATCGCGCCCAGCGCCCTCGCGCCCAGTCGCCCATGCAACCCGACACACCAGCGCATTCACTGCCTCACATGAAACCGAAAGCATAATATACATTATGCCCGCGCTTTTCAGCATCCAACGCTGTCCACCAGCACGCCCGCCGGCGTGTACAAGTCCGCCTGGTCGCCCTGGTTATTCCAAATGTTCTGCGTCGTCCACAGCAGCCGGTTCCCCGAGCTGGGCGGCGCATTACCAGCCGACTGCACATACACCACCGCGCCCGGCGCCAGCGCATACGATGGGAACGTATACCACTGGTCGCCCACCACGCTGTGGATCCGCCAGCCTGCCATCTGGATCGTCACCGCGCCCGTGTTGTCGACTCGCACATACTCCGGGTTCGACTGGCAACTCAGCACGCCGATCACCGCGTCGCCGCCCGGCCTGGGTGTTGCCGTTGGCGTTCTCGTCGCCGTCGCCGTCGCCGTTGGCGTAGCGCTGGGCGTCCTCGTAGCCGTGGCCGTCCACGTCGAGGTGGGTGTCCTGGTCGCCGTCGCCGTCCACGTCGAGGTGGCCGTCGCCGTTGCGCTGGGTGTCTGGGTAGCCGTAGCCGTTGGCGTGGCGCTGGGTGTCCACGTCGAGGTGGGCGTTGCCGTCGGCGTCACCGGCTCGCCATGCACCCACACCAGCGGCAGCCACACGGACGCCTGCAACAACACCACCGCCAGCGCCAGCAGCTTCATAGCACTTTGACCTCATCGCCGATCACCAGGTACACCCGCCGGCCGGCCCGCAGCCGCCGTGCCGCCCGTAGCCAATCACTCCACCACCCGTGCATGGTTTGCTCTCCTCAGTTGATCCGCCAGTTGCAGCAGGATCCGTTGATTTTCCGCCGACAGCTCCGTAAACAACTCCAGCATCTCCTGCACCAGCCGATACTCCGCCGGCGAGCCGACCTGGTAGACTACCCGGCCTTCGCTGATCGACGCCGGCCGGCTTTCGCCTAGGGGATCGTCAGACCAGCCCATCAGGTACTCCGGCCGCACGCCCAGCGCAGTCGCCAGGGCGATGATCACATCAGCGGTCGGGTTCTCTACCTTGCTACGCTCAAGATCGGAAATGTAGGCTCTACTGACGCCGGCCCTGCGCGCTAAGTCGTCCTGGTTCAGCTTCAGGTCACGACGTGACAGTAACAGACGAGTAGATAGAGCGTCGCTCATGGCTATATTTTCCTCCTAACCGCATCAGTCCGTCGTTGTCAACATTAAATTTTCGCCAACAGCCGCAAAACTGCCTTTTCGTTCTTGACTATGTGGCCCAACGTGGTACAATGCGGACAGTAACGATAATTATCGCCAATGACCGCAAGGAAACGCGTATGCTAACCCAAACCATCAAGGCCCGCGTCACCCCCGACCTGATAGAGCGGCTCGACCGCATCGTGGCTGCCGGCATCCTAGACCGCTCCGACCACATCCGCAAGGCCCTGGTCGATTACGTCGAAAGCCACGAAGCAGCCGCCCAGGCCAAACCCGGCCCCACCGAAACCAAGTAACCACGATGCGACCCGTTTTCACACCACCCCCCTCGCATCCCTACCCACCGGGCGCCAACCGGACACAAACCGGGCGTTGATCGGCTGCTGGGCCTGGCTCAGCGGCTGATTGGTGCCTGCCCCTCCCACCAATCGACCGCTGAGCCAGGCCCAGCGCCATCCGCTGTTATTCATCCGCTGTGATCTCCCCATCCATGTACCAGCTAACTCCCTCCCACCGCCCCACCGACACCGACGCCGGACCCAACACCCAGCGCGCCGGCTTCGGCGCCGCCTTCGAGCAGGCCCTGGCCACCACCACCCTCGACAGCATGTTGCGCGACTGGGACAACGCCCGCGTCGCCTGGCTCAAGAAACGCAAAAGCCAGAACACGCGCGACAGCTACGAGACCGCCCTCTCCCAGTGGTACATGTTCATCGGCGCCGACCCCTGGCTCGTGGACCAGCGCTACCGCGCCCCCTACGCCCGCGCCCTCGAGGCCGGCGTCCTCATCCACCCCGACGACCTGCCCCCCGGCCTCGACCCCACCCCCCGCCAGTTCCGCGCCCAGCCCTGGATGATCAGCAGCTTCCACGTCAACGAGTGGATCCACTGGATGGCCAACCTCGGCAAGGCCCAGGCCACCATCGGCCAGCGCCTGGCCGCCGTCTCCAGCTTCTACGAGCACATCATCCACGACTCGCGCATCGACGGCGAGGGCATCGAGCGCACCATCTTCTACGACCGCACCGGCCGCACCCGCGCCAACCCCTTCAAGAACAACAACGTCGAGCGCCCCGAGATCACCCCCTTCGGCAAGGCCGCCCCCGTCCCGCTGGAGATGATCACCGCCATGATGACCAGCATCAACACCGACACCCCCACCGGCGCCCGCGCCTT